ACCGAGATTTACGGCCTGAAGGCAGCGCTGGCTGAACTGCAAAAGATTGACAGCAAAACCAAGTTTAAGGCTGTGAACCAAATCAAAGCTAGTGGCGCTGAGATGGTGAGTCGCGTGGCTCAGACCTACCCTGGCGTACCTCCACTATCAGGTATGGCACCATCTAAAAAGGGTGGTGGCCGTTTGTCGTATGACCCTAAGAAAGTGCGCAAGGGTGTAACCATTCAGGTGGGTGGCCGTAGCCAGCGTGGCTCATCGCCTTTGGTTACTTTGCTACAAAAAGATGCCGGTGGTGCAATCTTTGACATGGCAGGTTTGCGTGGCGACACTGGCCAATTCTCTGCCTACCTCACTACGGCTTACGGCCCTGCGCAACGTGGTATGTGGCGTGAGCGTGAATACATTTATGGGCAAGCCACCCAAGACATTTTGCAGGCCATTGAACAAGTGCTCAACCAAGTGAATAGGACACTAGGTAAGTAATGGCTGTTTATATTCCCATTGTTTCGGAGTTCAATTCCAAAGGCATTGACAAAGCCATTAAGGAGTTCAACAGCCTTGAGTCTGTAGGCGCTAAAGCAAACTTTGCACTAAAGAAGGCAGCGCTACCTGCAGCTGCAGCAGTAGGCGCTTTAGCAGTTGCGCTCGGTGACGCTACTAAGGCAGCCATTGAGGACGATGCAGCACAGCAAGAGTTAGCGCGTCAGCTCACAGCCACCACAGGTGCTAACGCTGCACAGATTGCCAGCGTGGAGGATTGGATTAGCGCACAAGGCAAACTGCTTGGCTATACCGATGACGATTTGAGGCCTGCTTTGGCTGGACTCGTCAGGGCTACAGGATCAGTCACACATGCACAGGAATTGGCTACTGCTGCTATGGATTTGGCAGCGCAAAAAGGCGTGCCCCTAGCCACTGTCACAAAAACCCTAGAGAAGGCTTACGGTGGAAACCTCAAGGCTCTAGCCAAGTTGGCACCTGAATACCGACAGATGATCGAGGACGGTGCATCGTTTGAGGACGTTATGTATGCCATCGGCACAGCCACAGGTGGTGCAGCAACGACAGCTGCGAATACTGCCCAGGGGCAATTTAAGCGTCTTAGCATCAGCCTGCAGGAAACCAAAGAGTCAATTGGTGCTGCATTGATGCCAGCAATTCAGGCTGTGCTGCCGGTACTCAGCAGGATTGCCACATTGGCTAGTGAGAACACCACAGCGTTCTTGGCAGTGGCTGGCGCTATCGGCGCTATTGCTGGTGTCATTTTGGCCTATAACGCCTACCTGAAACTGCAGGCTGCATACACCATCGCAGCCACAGTGGCCACTGCAGCGTTCAACCTAGTCATGTCTGCCAACCCAATCAGCCTGGTGGTTATCGCTATTGCAGCATTGATTGCTGGCCTCGTGTTGGCCTACAAAAAGTTTGAGGGTTTCAGAAACATTATCGACAGTGTTTTTAGCGTTATCAATGGCGTAGTCCAAAGCAGCCTGGGCGTAATAAAGAGCTACTTCAGTGCGCTACTTGGTTTCTATAAAGGCATCTTTAATGGCATCGCGTCACTGTGGAACAACACAATAGGCAAACTGTCGTTTAAGGTTCCATCTTGGGTGCCTGGCCTCGGTGGCAAGGGCTTCGATGTTCCTAATATTCCGATGCTGGCTGAGGGTGGCATCGTGACCAGCGCGACTCTTGCCATGATTGGTGAGCGCGGCCCAGAGGCTGTCATTCCTTTAGATCGCATGGGGCAGATGGGTGGCAATAACGTCACTATCCATGTAAACGGTGGCGACCCTAACGCAGTGGTGCAGGCACTACGCACTTACATGAGGCAAAACGGCTCTGTCCCTATCAAGATAAGTAACGCTTTCTGATGCCACAAAATTACTCTGTCGAAATTAGTCCTGACAATGTGACGTTTACAGCGCTTACTAATGTGCAGGACATTGCGCTTAGCATTGGCCGTCAGCGCCAGTTGAACGCCTACAGCGCATCTACAGCGAGCGTGACAATGCGTTACCCGACAGGCTATGCCTCACCGATTACTAATTTAGTTTCTGGCAACTTTGTGCAAATAAAAAACTTAAGCACTGCTTTTACATTGTTTAACGGTGTTATTAACGATGTCGATGTTTCCTATGGCATACCGTTTGGTGGTGGAGTAGGTCAGGCAGACTTTGTGACGTTTACTGTTGAGGGCACGTTTAGTGTTTTGGGTAGGGCACAGGGCGAAAATTACTCAATGGCTGCAGACACTTTAGATAATCAAATCTTTGACTGCGCTACTGAAACAAATATCGGAGTGCAAACTGTTGGTGTCCAAACCCAGGCTATGGCCGCAACAACAGTGTCGAGCACTTGGGGAGACTGGTTAAATAAAGTGCTGGTCACTGTTAATGGCCGTATGCACGATGCTTTAGCAGCAGGCGAGATAATAGTGCTTACGCCTTTTCAACCAGTGGTTGCCACAGTCAATTTCAGTGATGTGGCTAATAACTCAACTAATCAGGTGTATGACCAAATTAACTTTGGCAGTTACGCAGATAACTACTACACACAGGTAACTGTTGATCCTGAAAACTTTGCAGCTGCCACAGTAGAGACTGGCACAGCGCCTTTTCGTACTTTGCTAACTAACACTTTTAACGCAAGCACATCGCAGGCCACTGATTACGCAAACTATTTGCTAAGCAACTATGACGAGCAAGGTCAGGCGCTGTTGTCAATTAGTTGTTTGGCTGAGGCTCAAAAGAGTTTTGCTTTGGACTCGCTTTTAGGTGCTGGTTCTTTGAGCAGTTACCCTGGTTATCAGGTCAATGTCACGTTTCGTGGCACTGTGTTTAGCTGCATTATTGAGGGTGTCAGCATGACGGCAACGCCTGAGTCAAGCCGCTACACGTTTTATTTGTCAGGTGCTGATCTAAACGCCTACCTGATACTTAATAATGCAACTTTCGGACAGCTCGATTACAACAAGTTAGGATACTAAAACTATGGCTACCCCTCCAGTATTTACAACAGGCCAAGTGCTTACAGCTGCGCAAATGAACGCCGTAGGAATGTGGGAAATCAGCACCACAACACCTAGTGCAAACCAAGGTGCATTCACGATAAATAACGCTTTCAGTTCGGACTATGACTCGTACAGGCTTATTTGGAGTGGTGGCGTAGGCGTAGGTGCAGGAAGTATTAGCGTCACACTCGGTGCATCTGTTGCTGGTTACGGCTGGTCACTACCTTATGTTGTGTATGGTGCTGGTGCAGCAGGTGGAACATCTGTCGGGCCTAACGCTGCATCCTTTCCACTAACAGGCACATTTACAACGGCCTACGGCAATTTTGACATGACACTAGTAGACCCATTTAAGGCTAAATACACTCGTGTTTATGGGCCTTATACAAGCCTTAGTGAGGCCGGTATGTATGCAGGATTACACGCAGTAGCCACCTCATACACATCTATAACTATCACGCCAGTTACAGCCAACATCAACGGCGGCGTCTTTACACTTTACGGAGTAAGAACATGACCAATCCCACTATTACTATTTTTGACGCTCTGACCGGTGAAGTAGTCGAGCGTGAAATGACAGCAGAGGAGGCTGCAGCACATGAAGCGATTATCTCTAACACTCCTACTATGCCTAGCCCTGAGTAGTTGCGCAGACCGTACAAGAGTGAACTGCGAACGCATCAAAAACAAACTGCCAACGACCATTGGCACAGATTTACAAATAGGAGGGGGCCGTTGTGCCTAGAGAACGACTAACAAACGAGGAAATCAAAGCACGCATTATTCTGTTCGTAGCAGCAGGACTCACGCTCTCATTCGTAATGGCAATCGCCTCACTGATCTACGGCCTGCTGTTCGTCACCCAACCACTCGACCAAGCACCCAACGATGCCGAAGCATGGGCAGTCCTCTCACCAATGCTCATGACCCTTGCCGGTGGCCTTATCGGTGTACTCGCAGGCAACGGCCTCAAAGACAAACCGAAAGACCCACCAAGTGCCCCGTAAATACCCCTACTATCCAGTGACCGAACCAGGCAAAGGCAAACTGCCAGGCACCGAAAAGTTTATGGATCTATGCAAAAAGCGTTACCCATCATTTACCAATCTGGGCACCTGGGTAGTACGCAATATGCGAGGCAAAAAAACCTTGAGTGTGCACAGCCTCGGAGTTGCCGGTGATGTTGGCTATCCACCTACACGCGCAGGCCGTGCCGATGCAAAAGAGCTGTGGGACTGGCTTATTGAACATTCCGAGGCCATCGGTTTAGTAGAGCTGCATGACTACAAGTACGGCGAACATGGCAGAGGTTGGCGCTGTAGCCGTGGAGAAGGCGTAAAAGGCGTAAAGGTCTATGCCAACGCACAAGAGAGCGCAGGATCAGGTGGTTGCTGGTTGCATTATGAGCTTGAGATGGACATGGCCACAGACGCTAAAAAACTTGAGGCAGCCTGGAGAGCCCTGCCAAAACCACCCAAGCCGTAGGTATCCACCAAAAGCAAAAACAATTTGCTATGGTAAAAAAACCAACTACCAAAGGAGCACCGACATGCTTTTTACCGACCTACCACTATTCAGGGCAACAGACCCCGAAACCAGCAGGCAAATCAAGCCTCTAAAAGTAGGAAGCCACAGAGCCATACTGCTCAGCCAGTACTACTACGCCACCCTCGGCCTGACCGATGAGGAAGCAGGCGCACGAGCCGTTCTAGAAGGTCACGATATAAAGGGCTACTGGAAGCGCTGCAGCGACTTGCGCACACTTGGACTAATCCAAGACACAGGCACGCGTAGAGCCCTTACAAGTGGCTCTCAGGGCATTGTGTGTGCAATAACACAGCAAGGCATAGACGCTATAAAGGCCATGTCATGAGCACCGATGCTGTTTTCTGGTGGTCAACCCTTTTCGGCTTTGCCACAGGCGTAGGCGTGACCTGCACACTCTTAGCCTGGTGGAACCACCGGTGAGCGAAAAGCCAAAGGTGTACACCTACATACCGTTAGTATCGGCAAACAGGAAATTACTAGTACAGGTGTTTTTAGACCCTGAAACAAATCTGATCG